CCTCCAGTTGGAAACCGAGCAATGCTTTTACCGCTCGGGCGCATTGCGAACTTGTTCCCGGTCTTTCCTGGGCAAGGAACGGTGGGTTCTCGTAGAACAACCCGGCTAGGGCTTGGGGATTTATGCCGTTGATAGCGAGCGCGACCGTGAAGAAATTGACGGAGGCGGCTTCGAGTTGAGTGCCGGGCCAGTAACGAGCAACGAACTGCGAGTTATACAGATCGCGGGCTGTCGCCCAGCCCAAAACCCATTGGCGACGATTTTCTTCCTGCTCCGCTCTCTCCGTATCCTGAATAACCAATTTCAGACTGGCGTTCTCTTCGGAGGCCCAGGACCCGACAGAAAGGAAGGACTTCGCTTCTTTGAGCGTTATGTCTTGGTGCGGATTAGGTACGGGCTCTGGAAGAATGCTCATCTTTCCCCTTGTCGTTCAATGTTCAAGAATATAGAATAGTCCATTACCCGGACTACTCGCAGTCGTGGCTTCCGGAGGTTAGGTTCACAGAGTACGCAACTTTCACCGCTGTTCCGGCACCAGCAGAGCTTGAGCCGACCTTGAAGTCGGAAGCGGTCACGTCGTTGTTGACGTTCTGTGTCGGGGATTGTTTGACCAACTGGCCTTCGCCAGATGAAGAACCTTCGGCTCCGGTGGGGCCTACGGCAGGATAGTCAGACGGCTTGGAATTACGGGGATTTTCGAGATTGCCGCCGAGCTTGATAAGTTCCATTTTAACCTCTTGTAGGCGCGAAGCCCAGGGTTGAGTTGTTCGTTAAGGGTGGTGTCGGGGCAGACGCGCCCCACATGCTTATGGGCTTAGCCCCTTGTTGTTTAGGAAGAAGCCCGGGAGGAAAGTTCGGAGGGAGTGCCGGTCCATTATTCGGACCAGGGGGTGGGGTCGTCCACCCGTTAGGGCGGTCTACTTTGAGATGCGGCTGAAACGTAATGCCGAAGATTTCATACGTTCCGTTGTTTTCCACGTCCGAGGCGTTGCGCGGCATCTTACTTATGAGCCTCTGTCCGACAGGTATATTCCACCTGCTAGGGGTGGACAGGTGGTCCGCGTCGTGTGTGTAGAGGACCGTCCCGTCATCATCTTGGATTTCTACGTGGAGTTTCATTAACCAAATATACCCGCTCCCAAAATGTTGGGCATTCCGTGGGGGGTTCTCGACCAAACTTCTGGATCGGGGGAGAACATATCAGAAACAACAGGTTCTGGCTGAGCACTCACGATGTTCCCATTTTCGTCCATGTATGAGCCGATTCTCGCCATGTACTCTTCGTCAAACAATTGACCCCAACCCTGTCGGTCGATATTGAAGAACATCTCCGTGCTGTTTTCGACTATGGCTTGGGTTGCCCGAGGAGCGTAGCGCGGTTGGTATCCGAGGTTGTCTGGAATATCATCGTGGTGATGGCTGGACATGCAGGCTTGGAATTCTTTGTAAAGAGCGTCCAAGGTTGGATACTTCGGCTGCATCGCAAAATTAGCGAACTTTAGCCTGCCCTCTTGAATCCAGGGGAGCAAACTTCCCATGCGAATTTTCTTGGCGTCCTTCTCGTTGCTGGGTGTTACCCAATCTATGTGCGTGCAAACCGCAATAACATAAGGATCACCTGTCTTTTGTGCCTCGGCGTGGATGGCGGGCTCTAAGTTCTTGGAACCGCCCGCGTCTTCTATTCCCAGGATGAAAGGTCGTTCTTCCACGACAAGTTGGACAACGGCTTGGGCCGCCGAGAAAGGGTTGAATCGGTCCCGAATGACTTTTCGAACATAACCTACGGTTTTGCGTGCTCCGGTTCTCTTCCCAAGAGAATCAAGTACGTCTTCTTCCCCCCACATTACAGAGCTTCCAACGCAGTAGTCGGTGCCTTTCTTTTCGCTGAAGGACAAGTCCCAAAACTGGGATACTGGGCCCTGGCGCGGAAGCATGTGATAAGGAACCGTAGCGCGAAGAAGGGAAGGCAGGTCGAAGACCACCGAGCTTGCGGTCCGTGGGTTCTGATTTAGCTGCCCCTCGAAGACCCTCTCGTTGTTCGCGTACTCGCCCATCAACCAGGGATAGGGTTGCTTTTTGGGCAGCAGGAGTGTGCAGCCGTCTTCTCCGGCCTCGATGTAGTTTACCGGCCTACCTTCGCGCCGGAGTCGTTCTTCCACTTCCGGTTTGATCTGACAAGCTTTGCCAATCAGTATTTTAATGGCGTAGGTCTTATTATAGGTAAGCGTCCAACCAACTCCGGTCGTGGTTTCGATCTCGCCGTTGGTCAGATACTTGTCGAGCAGAATCCCGTAATGATCTTCTTCCGCATACCGGGTTCCCACGTAGTCTTTGTAAAAGCCACCGGGCATCAGCAGCTTTTCGGAAAGAAACAACTTCTCCGACACGGTGGAGCACTGCTCGGAAGTCTCAGTATTCTTGTCTGAAACGGCGTCGTCTGACTTAATGACTTCGTAGTGCCATCCGGATTTAGTCTTTCCCACAGAAGAAGCAACAACCGTCGGCTCTTTGCGGCCTGTCTTCTTGGCCTTGTAGACGGGCGTTGTGAACAGGGTTCCCGCTCCCATATCTTTGGGCAAACAGCAGTGCTCGGGAAAAAAGAGATTGAAGAGAGTTGGGCTGTCTTCTCTTAGGGTAAAATACCCTTTCAATTCTCCGGTAAAGCCCTTGGACAGCGTGGCCTCGGCGGTCTGATACAGGATTCTAAGTATGGGAAAAGCTATAATCCATTGAAGGGCGTCGATATGGTCATAACTGGACTTCGCTCCGCCTCTAGGCCACAAAAGAACTCGGGTCTTAACTGAGTCCTGATCCTGAATGGATTTGGTCGGGTCCTTCTTAACAAACAACTCAGCGAATATATCGTACTGCGGGTCGAGAAAGATGTTCTCAGAAATAGGAACTTCGCCCCCGTTGCTCACGGACATCGCATCCCACAGAAAATACTTTGCCAACCACTTCAGGTCTGCGATGCTGCGTCTGCGAACTTCCTTGCCCAGGTTGGAATTGGGGATGTGGTCCGAACCCAACTTGGACATGTTAACCAGGTCCTGCTTGCCTCCCTGAAGGAGGTCGTAGAGCGCGTCATCGGGAATTAGCTCATACCCGCCGTATTGGTCGTAGAGTGCGTCTATCTGGTCTGAGAAACTAAGCATGGTTGTCTGGGTAATGGACTATTTCTTCTTGGCTTTCTTGGGGAGAGGAATTTTAGCCCCCTCTTTCCGGGCGTATGAAATTTCAATTGCCCGGGCTTGGGCCGGATTCTTGACGATGGGGCCGCCTTTTCCAGAGTGCAGTTTTCCGGCTCTAAAATCCGTCATTATTTCTTTGGCTGGCATTCGTTCTCCAAGTCTTGAAGAATGAGAGAAGCAAACTGAGCCTCGTTCTCGTGCTCCAGGGAGACAGTTTTGTATCCGTTTTCTCGGGCGTACACGGCGGCTACTAAAGATTTGTGCCGATGTCCAAGAACAAATAGTCTGATTCTTTCCAAAGATTCAGATGTCATATTTCCTAAAAGAAAGGCGGGGTTAGCTCGTGAATGTATTTGACCACGCTTTGCACAATCACCCAGCCGGTCAACTTTGCTTTGGGTGGGTGGGTTAGTTTGTTGGCTTCAAAGGCTGCATCAGCAGCGATGGTATCGGCGGAGGAGGATATGCTCTCCACATGCGACAAGGTTTGGTGGATTGCTGAATCTTTAAGCAAAGCATCCAAATCCGTAATTGTTTCCGTAGACTGAGCAAGAAGGGGAGAAGCCGACGCAATAACGCGCTGACCCTCACCCAGAGTTGCCGTAGCCTCGTTGGCTGTTCCCGTAAGGGCTGTAGCCGTCCCGCCTAGTTTCTGGGCCGCCGTATTGAATGTGTCCATCGCGGCTATTACATGGGGCGCTGTTTGGCGCTCCTGTAGCTGCGTGGTTACAATTGCATCCCCAACTTTTGTTATAGTTTTGTTGAGGTTCGCTACTACTCCACAGGGCTTTCCACCCCCGCAGGGTTGGTTGACCAGTGCGAGGGTGGCGTTCAAACTTTGGGCTGACGTTCCGGCCTGAGTTAGAACAACCGAAGCCTGCTGACCGAGGACTTTAACTTCCCGTGCCGCGACCCACGCGAAATAAGACAGGAAGCAGAAGAATACGGCCAGCGAGACATACAGTACGGTTTTTGCCCAAGAAACAAAGTTCATAATTGTCCGAGTAATGGACTAGGCTGTGGGAGGAACTGCTGGGGTTGCTGGGAAAGAATTGACCAGCGCATTGACAGTGTTGACTGCCAGACCGACTGCGGCCTTCGACTTGGGATTGGTGATGTTTGCTGCCGTTTCCAATCCGCCAAGGTCCGTTGCGATGCCCACCAAAACGCTCTTCGAGGTTGGATTCGGACCAACAGTCGTAACCAGGGTATTGACGGCCAGAAGCTCTTGCTGAGCTTTCGAGACGATGTTGCCCACCAAGGTAGAAGCGGGGCCGTTGTTTTCAAGCGTGAAGACGGTTTCCAGAGAGATTCCGACCGTGTTGATGCCGATGCTCAGGACGTTCTCAAAGGCGGGCTCTTTGCCCCACCAACTAGCCAACACTTTTTCCGCTTTGCTGATGTCGCTTTCAAGTGCAGTGATAAAACTCATGTTTTTTGGTGCCTCCTCAGACACAAAGATTACTTCTGTGTTAGGGCCGGTCCGACCGGCAATATAGGGTTTGGGGCTTGCACAGGTTCTGGAGGGACCGGGTTGTGCCTGGCGGGTATCGCAGTTTGCAGAGAGGCTCGGAACCAAGCCCACCACTCATCTGCTCCCCGTGGAAACTTCGGTGGCATACAGGATATTGTAGCTGTTGCCAAAGCTATTCCCGCCGTGCTGTAAACAACCCAATGGAGGGTGATGTTATCGAGGATTGCGCTCATGGATTGATCTCCTTACATTCCTTGCTGTGGGCCCGGAGCGGGAGAAGGTGCGGGCGCTCCAGGACCGGGTCCTGCGGCGGCTGCGGGTCCTGCTTGAGACATATCTGGAGAAGGAGCGGCCTGCGGAACGGGGGCCTGATCTCCCATGTTGGCATCCAAATGCTGATGAAGCGCGTCCATATCTGGAAGGACATGCTCTTCATCCGGTTCGGGGGACATGCCGGGGTCGCTGAGGTCTGTGTCGTGAATATGCTTGGCAATAAAGCCACCAGACTTACCACGCCGGATGTGCATTTCCTTTGGGTGCTTCTTGGTCTTCGACTTCTTGGAGGACTTCTTGCTGCCCCCGCTCATTGCGGAATGAGCCCGGGAATTCTTTTCCTCGGCCATGTTGATTTTCCTTCTGTCCGGCTAACGGACTACTTGATGGCCTTTTTCAAGGCGTTCTTTGCTGCTTCGGGCGTTCCGGCCTTGACTTTGATCTTAATCTTGGTCTCGGACTTCGATGGCTTCTTAATACCAGACATTTTGTCTCCTTGAGCTATACCTTGGTCCACAAAAATAGACGAGTTCCTGTGGCCGTAACCCCGGTCACAGCGAAATCTCGCCAAGTAAGAGCGTCTCCAGGGGAGGTGATGTTATCGTGCAAAATAATAGTGTACGCGGCAGGGGTAGCACCCACAGCGATAGGGGGATACAGAGTGGCGCTATCAGAGGGGGCCGTGATGAATACCGTTCCGGCGGCCCCCGCTACCGACCCTACAGCTAAAAC